TCCTTGTGGCTCACGCAACGAAATCATTCCAGAATATTTTCGCAAACGTCACCCGTTCGAAAGCGACGAAGTGTTGGCAGCGAAGTGGGCGAAGACACCCAGAGTTAAGTGGGAGACTTATCAAAGAAGACAACCCACCCAAGATGAAATGAGAGAGTGGTTGGCACGCTATCCAGGTGCCAATTGGGCAGCTATCACGGGTATAACATTTGTGGTACTAGATTGTGATAGCACAGAGGCGGTCGAGTTTGTCGAATCAGGACAAGTGACTCGATCGCCTTTGAAACAAAAAACTCCACGCGGTGGTTATCATTACTTTTATCAAATCAACGAAGGCCTAAACGTCAGAAACATGACTGGCAACTTAGACGTTAGGGGTGAAGGTGGTTACGTCATGGTTTCGCCCTCACACAAATACGATTTTAAATTAGCCAATGGGTTTCAAATCAATGACACTTTAGATCTACCCATGCTCAACATGAATGATTTGAATGCCATTCACGAATACAATCAAACGGGTAAGGTACAACCATTCACCAGTGGCAATAAGGTAACGACAGATCCTGTCGCAGTCGGACAACGCAACGATACTCTAGCAAGACTCTTGGGTAAATGGATTCGTGAAGGTTGGGGCTATCGTGAAGTCTTGATCAAAGCTTTTGATTGGAACCAAACATTGAAGTCCCCACTGCCTTTGCCAGAGGTTTTGCAAACGACAATGTCGATTACCCAGGGACACATCAAACGTAATCCAGAAGATGTCGACGCAGGTATCATGGCTTGGAAGACAAGCGAATGGCAAATAGATTTAGGCGAGGAGCTCAAAGAGATACTGGATCAAGAGGATCCAATCGAAGTTAAAAAGGTACAAGATGGCAAGACCGACCCACTAAATTTAAAAAGTTACAACGATGAATTTTGGACAGGCATCGAGTCAGGCACCATCGAACAGTATTGGGGTGATTGTTTTATCTTTGAACAATCTCGGTGTCTTTTGATTGGTAAACCCAAAATCGGTAAGTCGCATTGGCTTGGGGCGTTTGCTGCCGCTGCCACGACCGGACAACAGTTTATGGGAATGCCGTTTACGAAACCTTGCAAGGTCATGTGGCTCCAAGCTGAAATCATTCAAGAGTTTTTAAAAAACCGAATCGATTTGTACTACGAACCCTATCGACACGATCCAGATTTGCTGGCACTCGGACACGCCAATCTAATTCCAACGGGTAGGTTACGAAAAAATTTAATGCGGGATCAAGACATCAACGCAATCGCTGAAAGCATCGACTATCATCAACCCGACATTGTCATGATCGACCCCATCATTAACTTTTTTGATGGTGAAGAAAATAGTAACCAAGAGATCCACAGCTTACTGTCCAGAATCGATCGTCTGATTGAACTCTTTGGCGTGGCAGTAATCATTGCCCATCACACGGGTAAGGAACGAGCCGACGATGCTTCGTTCATGTCAGCACGTGGAGGTTCAGCTTTTGCTGGGTGGATGGATTCAGGTATTAAACTCATGGGACAACGGCCAAACGTGACAATGTTCTATGAAGCTCGTAACGCTAAAGAACCTGACACGCATTTGTCTAGGTTTGATTTCGAAAAAGGTTATTGGGATATGGTGGACTTTGATGAAGGCCCGGATGAAGTTGAGATTGCACAAAAAGTAGCGGGAGCTATGGACAGAACAAAGTTTTACACGAGACAAGAATTAGAACTGTTGGCACGTGAAGCACTGAAAGCAAACAACTTGCCGAGTGGCGAACGCGCAGCTCGTTATGCCGTGAGTCACGTACAAAAATACTTAGGCGATGTAGTCAAGACGAAAGCGATTCCTGGTAAACAAACTTGGCACTATCGTTTCGACAATCAAAGCCGTAAACCTTGGGAGGATTGATGAAGAGAAAAAAGAACATAGTTTTTATGAATTTTAAAAAATGTCCTAGATGTGAATGTTTTGAAAAAAAAGATCCTGAAACAACAAATAATAGAAGTCGTGTTTTTTATTGTGAAAAAAAACATTGTCCAATAAGTCTTAGTCACGAAAATAAACATTACAAAGCTTATCAATGTGATAGTTTTGTGATTCAAAGATAACAAATGAAACTGGATTGGCCGTCACTCAAAGAAGCTTGCATCGATACCTTTCTAGGGTTGCCGATCAATTGGTTCTTATCGTACGTAGTATTGGCAACGATGTTGTTCTTGGCGTTTGACAATGCCTTTATTATTTCAGCGACCCAGGTAGCGGTGCTGACAGTATTTGCTATCATAAGAAAGTATTTAATTAGAACTCACTACAAACGTATCAATGAATCCGTACAAGATTGAAGGCCCAGCACTGATAAGTTTTAGTGGGGGTAGAACTTCAGCGTTCATGTTGAAGCAAATCATCGACGCGCACGGGGGCACACTGCCCGATGATATTTACGTGACTTTCGCTAACACTGGCAAAGAAATGCCTGAGACTTTGGACTTTGTCCAAGCTTGTAGCGAACATTGGGGCGTAAAGGTACACTGGCTAGAGTTAGTAACGGCTAATGAACGCCCATTTTATCGCACAAAAGAAGTTACTTATGAGACTGCTAATAGAAACGGCAAACCTTTTGAGGCTTTACTTGGACGCCGAAATCATTTACCCAACCCAGTGGCAAGATATTGCACTGCTGAGTTAAAGATTCGACGCATGAAAGATTTCATGTGGAAAATGCAAGGCTATAAGCATTGGGATAACGTTTTAGGACTACGCTACGACGAGCCGAAACGCGTGAGCTCATCAAGAAATGCTTCTGAGCGAGAACGTTGGGGTAATTTAATGCCTATGTATGACGCTAAACATACGGTCAAAGATGTCCTAGAATTTTGGCAGAAAGCAAACTTTGATTTGACTTTGCCGAGCATCGATGGACAAACATTGGCTGGCAATTGTGATTTGTGTTTTTTAAAAGGACGTAAGACTTTGACTAAACTAATCAAAGAACGCCCAGAGCTAACGACTTGGTGGATAGCCCAGGAAAATCGAATCGGCGAGGGTACCGGAGCAACTTTCCGATCGGATCGCCCACCTTATGTGGAGCTCTTGAAGGAAGCTGAAAACCCAGTGATGGATGATATGTTTGAGGACGATGCGATGTCGTGTTTTTGTCATGATTGATATACACATTGGCAATGCCTTGACTAAATTAAAGGAACTGCCCGAACAATCAGTGCACACTTGTGTCACGAGTCCACCTTACTGGGCGCAACGTAACTACAACGATGAAGCGGAACAGCTTGGCATGGAAACAAACTCAGAAACTTACATCGCAAATATGGTCGCAGTGTTTAGAGAAGTAAAGCGTGTGTTAAAAGACGATGGTACTTTGTGGTTGAATCTAGGCGATACTTATGGACAGCAACAAGGTTCTGGTTTTAACACGAACAAAGCTAAAGGCAGAACAAATAGAGTCAAAGACATGCAAACAGAACTAGGCGATGTCAACGTGAACTTTGGGTTGCCGATTAAGAATTTGGCAGGGATCCCCTGGCGCGTGGCTTTGGCCTTACAAGCAGATGGTTGGTATCTTAGGCAAGACATCATCTGGCACAAACCGAACCCCATGCCTGAGAGCTGTACCGATCGCTGCACAAAAGCACACGAATATATATTTTTATTGAGCAAACAAGCTAAATATTACTACGATAACGAAGCAATCAGAGAATCGACTTTACACCCCAATGCAAAAGCTAATTGGAGTTCTAAACAAAGAATAGAAAGAGCTAAATCATTTCATAAAAAACCTGTAGGTAATGAAATAAACGGCAAAAAATATAGTGGACAATCTTTTAGAAACAAAAGATCCGTCTGGACAGTGACAACAAAACCTTTCAAAGCAGCTCACTTTGCTACCTATCCGAAAGATCTGATCGAGCCTTGCATTTTGGCAGGTTGCCCAGAAGGTGGCACAGTATTGGATCCTTTCGCTGGTAGTGGTACGACAGGTATTGTCGCAGCAATGTTTCAGAGAAATGCAATTTTGATAGAATTAAACGCCGAATACGTAAGAATTATGGAAGCAAGAATGGAGCAAGAACTGGGACTTTTTTGTGAAAAAACGGTTGTGCAACGATGATTGGCGATTTTGCACAGTGTCTGAAAAAAGTCAATAAAATCAATAGCTTTTTGATTGTGCAGTTGTGCAACTGCACATGCCTGCACATGCGCACAGCGTGCTCTGAAACCCTTATGTTTACTGGGCTGTGCAGTTGTGCAGTTGTGCACTTCTATAAGAAGGGGAATGAGTGGGTAGGTAAACCCACATCCCCACCCCCTCTCAACCCACTTATAAATTAAAATAACAGGAGAAAAAATATGCCGACCAAACTAAAACCCTCGCAGAAGGAATCGATAAAAGATGCTACCGGTAGACCGACAGGTATGTGGCAGTGGAAACATTTTTATTTGAAACAAGCGACGACTGAGGAGATACTCAAAGAGTTGAAAGATGGTAGAAAAAGAGATCGTAACAAATTGTTAAATGAGTTGCACAAACGTGGAGTAAGATTGAATGAAGTCGACAAGTAGGAAAAAGCAACCGACCCTGGGGGATGTGATTGTGCATACGGAAGCTAGTTATAATAGAGTTAGTGAAGGGAAAGTTATACAATTGTTGAGTATGCAATTTTTGTATGAAGAAAGAGATGGTGCCATCAGGCATTGTTTGTTTGAAGAGGATTGGAATTTTAAGCATGGCTAAAAGAAAAAAATTAACGAAGATGCAAGAGGTGTTTGTCAACCTCATGGTGTATCAGGATCTGACACAAACCGATTGTGCCCATCGAGCTGGGTTCAAAAATCCAGAGGTAATTGCCAGTCGCATGATGAATAATCCAGAGTATGCTCATGTGCGCGAACGTATTCAGCAAATGAAAGCTTTGCAGAGGAAAAAATATGATATTACTTTCGAGAATGTTGCTGGAAAATTAGCTACAATTAGGGACGCTGCTGCGGCCGACGGTTCCTACGGCCCAGCAGTCAATGCCGAAATCGCGCGAGCTAAACTCGGTGGTCTCATGGTGGATAGAAAGGAAGTGCGCTTTGGGAAGATCGATGGCATGAGTCGAGAACAATTGGAACAACGTTTGAATGAACTCTTGGAACAAAATCAAGTGTTCT